ACGTTGATCCGTAACGACGGATTTAAATTCTGGGGCAACCGTACCTGTTCCGACGATCCGTTATTCCTCTTTGAAAACTACACCCGCACGGCGCAGGTGCTGGCCGACACGATGGCGGAGGCGCACGCCTGGGCGATTGATAAACCCGTCACCGCAACGCTTATCCGCGACATCGTCGCCGGTATCAATGCGAAATTCCGCGAGCTGAAAAACAACGGCTATATCGTTGATGGCTCCTGCTGGTACGACCCGGAGTCAAACAGCGTGGAAACGCTCAAGGTGGGGAAACTGTATATCGATTACGACTACACCCCCGTCCCGCCGCTGGAAAACCTGACCCTGCGCCAGCGCATCACTGATACCTATCTGGCGAACCTGTCAGAGTCGGTCAACAGCTAAGGAGCTGAGAGCATGGCATTACCACGCAAACTGAAATACCTGAACATGTTCAACGATGGCCTGAGCTACATGGGCGTCGTTGAATCCGTCACCCTGCCAAAGCTGACCCGTAAGCTTGAGAAATACCGTGGCGGCGGGATGCCGGGCTCGGTATCGATTGACCTCGGTCTCGATGACGATGCGCTGTCGTGCGAGTGGACGCTCGGCGGTCTGCCTGACGTTGAGCTGTGGGCGCAGTACGCCTCACCGGGCGCAGACAGCGTACCGTTGCGCTTTACCGGCTCATACCAGCGCGATGACACCGGCGCGATTTCTGCCGTTGAGGTGGTCATGCGTGGCCGTCACAAAGAGTACGACGGCGGCGAAAACAAACAGGGCGAAAGCGGCACGACCAAAATTTCGACCGAATGCGCGTACTACCAGCTCACGATTGACGGTAAGGAGGTCATCGAGATTGACGTCATCAACATGGTGCTGAAAGTCGACGGCGTCGACCGTCTGGCAGAGCACCGCAAGGCCATTGGCCTGTAACCCTCTTAACCGGTCAGTCAGGCTGGCCGGTCACTTAACTTTGACGAGAGCAACATCATGGAAAACAACATCGAAACCGGCGTTACAGAAATTGAAGTCACCGAAACCAAAAAGCCACACGTCGTGACCCTCGATAACCCCCTCATGCGCGGTGAGCAAAAAATCGGAGAGGTGACGGTTTCAAAACCTAACGCGGGAACCCTGCGCGGGGTGTCGCTGGCCTCGCTGGCAAACTCTGACGTTGACGCGCTGATTAAGGTGCTGCCGCGTATGACCTACCCGGCACTCACCGAGCATGAAATTGCCCGTCTCGATGCCTCAGACCTGATGCAGTTCGCCGCTGAGGTGATTGGTTTTTTGTCGCCATCTTCGGCTCGCTGACGTTCCCCGCAAAACTTTCGGTCGATGACCTGATGGCGGATATTGCGGTGGTTTTTCACTGGCCGCCATCAGAGCTGTATTCCCTGAGCGTGACCGAGCTCCTCACATGGCGCGACAAGGCGCTACAGCGAAGCGGAAACCACTATGAGCAATAACGTCAGGATCGAGGTGCTGCTTAATGCAGTAGACCGGGCAAGCCGACCGCTAAAAGCTATCCAGAACGCCAGCAAATCCCTCGCTGGCGATATCCGCAACTCACAGACGACCCTGCGCGACCTTAACGCGCAGGCGTCCCGAATCGACGGATTCAGGAAAGCGAGCGCACAGCTTGCCGTGACCGGTCAGTCGCTTAACAAAGCGAAACAGGAGGCCGCAGCGCTGGCCGTCCAGTTTAAAAACACGGAAAACCCCACCAAAGCGCAGGCGCGCGCGATGGAGGCAGCAAAAAAATCCGCCGCTGACCTGCAACTCAAATATAACGGGCTCAGGCAGTCGGTACAGCGTCAGCGCACCGAGCTTGCACAGGCCGGGATAAACACCCGCACGCTGTCGGCTGACGAGCGTCGCCTTAAAACCAGCATCAGTGAGACAACTGCGGAGCTTAACCGGCAACGTGAGGCGCTGGCGCGGGTCAGTCAGCAACAGGCAAAGCTGAGCCGGGTTAAAGAGCGCTATCAGGCCGGAAAAAATATGGCCGGTAGCATGGCGGCGGCTGGCGCTGCGGGTACAGGTATAGCCACGGCTGGCACCATGGCCGGGGTAAAACTGCTGATGCCTGGCTATTCGTTTGCACAAAAAAACTCTGAGCTGCAAGCCGTGCTCGGGGTCGACAAACAGTCGCCCGAAATGGAGGCGTTACGCAAACAGGCCAGGCAGCTCGGAGACAATACCGCCGCATCTGCGGACGACGCAGCGAGTGCACAAATCATCATCGCCAAAAGTGGCGGGGATGCTGATGCCATTCAGGCGGCAACGCCGGTCACGCTGAATATGGCGCTGTCGAATCAGCGCTCAATGGAGGAAAACGCCGCCCTGCTGACAGGGATGAAATCTGCGTTTCAGCTTTCCAGTGACCAGATCGCGCACATTGGCGACGTGCTGTCGATGACGATGAACAAAACCGCCGCCGACTTTGACGGGCTGAGTGATGCGCTGACCTATGCCGCACCGGTGGCGAAAAATGCCGGGGTCAGTATCGAGCAAACCGCTGCGATGGTCGGTGCGTTGCACGATGCGAAAATTACCGGCTCGATGGCAGGAACGGGTAGCCGTGCAATCCTGAGCCGCCTACAGGCGCCGACCGGTAAAGCCTTTGAGGCTATCAAAGAGCTCGGTGTCAAAACCTCTGATGCCAGAGGAAACACACGCCCGATATTTTCCATCCTGAAGGAAATGCAGCGCAGTTTTGAGAAAAACAATCTCGGTACCAGCCAGCGCGGCGAGTACATGAAAACCATCTTCGGTGAAGAGGCCAGCTCGGCGGCGGCGGTGCTGATGACCGCAGCGTCGACCGGCAAGCTCGACAAACTCACCGCAGCGTTTAAAGCCTCGGACGGTAAAACCGAGGAGCTGGTCAAAATCATGCAGGACAATCTCGGAGGCGACTTTAAAGAGTTTCAGTCTGCTTATGAGGCCGTGGGTACTGACCTGTTTGACCAGCAAAACGACGCTCTGCGCAAACTGACGCAGACGGCCACGCGATATGTTTTGAAACTCGATGGCTGGATCACCCGCAATAAATCACTGGCGACCACTATCGGTGTTATAGCCGGTGGCGCGCTGGCGCTCATTGGTGTAATTGGCGGGATTGGCCTGATTGCGTGGCCGGTGGTGATGGGGATTAACGCCATTATTGCCGCCGCAGGTCTGCTGGGAACGGTCTTTACCGTTGCCGGTGGCGCAATAGTTACTGCTGTCGGTGCAATCAGTCTGCCGGTGGTCGCGGTCGCCGGTGCTGTGGTGGCCGGAGCGCTCCTGATTCGCAAATACTGGGAGCCCATCAGCGCATTCTTTTCGGGCGTGGTGGAGGGGCTTAAAACGGCATTTGCGCCAGTCGCTGAAATCTTCTCACCGCTGACGCCGGTGTTTGATTCCATCATCGAGAAATTGCGCGGGGTCTGGCAGTGGTTCACTGACCTGATAGCACCGGTTAAGGCGACTCAGGAAACACTGGACCGCTGCAAAAATGTCGGCGTGGCGTTTGGCAAGGCGCTGGCCGAAGCGTTAACGGCTCCCCTGAATGTCTTTAACAGACTGAGCGGAAAAGTCGGCTGGCTGCTGGAAAAATTCGGGGTCATCAAAAAAGAGTCGGACGGTCTCGACCAGACGGCCGCTAAAGCCAGTGCCGCAGCCGGTGCGCAAAACGGGTCTTATATCCCGCAGACCTCCGTTTATGGCGGTTATCAGATGTACCAGCCAGTGACGGCGCCTGCTGGCCGGTCCTATGTCGACCAGAGCAAGCGTGAATACAACATTAATCTGTCGGGTGGCGTTGCGCCGGGAACTGACCTCGACCGGCAGCTCCGGGAAGCAGTCGAAAAACTCGACCGGGAAGAAAGAGCACGCCAGCGCTCAAGTATGCGCCATGACGGATGAGGGCTAAAACATGTTAATGGTACTGGGTTTATTTGTGTTTGAACGCCGCACGCTGCCGCATCAATCCATGCAATATTCGAAGGATTACCGATGGGTGTCAAATGACCGCATCGGTAAACCCCCGGCTTATCAGTATCTCGGCGAGGGGGAAACCTCGCGCACGCTTTCGGGCGTGCTGTACCCCGAAATCACCGGTGGACGCCTGTCGCTGACGGCCATCGAACTGATGGCCGACGAGGGCAGAGCGTGGCCGCTGATTGACGGGACGGGCATGATCCACGGTATGTATGTCATCGAAAAAGTGACCCACACGCACACCGAATTATTCAGCGACGGCGCGGCCAGAAAAATCGAGTTTAGTCTCTCGCTGAAACGGGTCGATGACTCGCTTGCGGCGATTTACGGCGACCTGAAAACGCAGGCTGACAATCTGGTAACGTCTGCCGGTAACTGGCTGGGAGGGCTGGCGGGATGATTACGGGAATGAATATTCAGGCCGGGGCGAAAATTGCACCGGCATTTATGCTCAAGCAGGATAGCGAAGATATTACTCAGGATTTTAGCGACCGGCTAATCAGTCTGACCATGACGGACAATCGCGGATTCGAGGCCGACCAGCTCGACATTGAGCTCGATGATTCCGACGGACAAATCGCACTGCCACCGCGCGGCGCAACGTTAACCTTATGGCTCGGCTGGCAGGGTAGCGCTCTAATAAAAAAAGGCAGTTTTACGGTGGATGAAATCGAGCACCGGGGCGCTCCTGATACGCTGACTATACGGGGGCGCAGCGCTGATTTTCGCGGGTCGCTGAACTCTCGCCGGGAGCAGTCATGGCATGACACCACGCTCGGCGTCATTGTTGAGACCATCGCAGCGCGCAACAAACTCACGGCAAGCGTGGCCGACACACTTAAAGCGATCCCCGTGCCTCACATTGACCAGACGCAGGAATCCGACGCGGTGTTTCTGTCCCGCCTGGCTGACCGTAACGGTGCATCAGTGTCGGTGAAATCGGGGAAACTGCTGTTCCTGAAAGCCGGTAGCGGTCGGACGGTCAGCGGCAAGCCCATCCCGCAGATGACGATCGAACGCGGCGACGGCGACCGTCATCAGTTTGCGATTGCTGACCGTGAAGCCTACACCGGCGTAACGGCTAAATGGCTGCACACAAAAGACCCGAAGCCGCAAAAGCAAAAGGTGAAGCTCAAGCGCAAGCCGAAGGAGCAGCACCTGCGCGCGCTGCAACATCCAAAAGCGACAAAAACCACGTCAAAGGCCGGAGCCAAAAAAGAGCAGGAGGCGCGCGAGGGCGAGTATATGGTCGGTGAGTCTGAGAACGTGCTGGAGCTGACGACCATCTACGCGACAAAAGCGCAGGCCATGCGCGCCGCTCAGGCTAAGTGGGACAAGTTACAGCGCGGAGTGGCGGAGTTTTCAATCTCGCTGGCTATTGGTCGGGCAGATTTATTTCCTGAAACGCCGATAGCGGTCAAAGGCTTTAAGCGTGTTATAGACGAGCAGGCTTGGATAATCAGCCGGGTGGTGCATAACCTTAACGGGAGCGGTTACACGACGAGCTTAGAGCTTGAGGTTAAAGTGTCGGATGTGGAGTATGTTACTGAAGAGATGAACCAATAAAAGTATTCTCAAATTGTGAAAATATGAGTATCATTCATTCACTTATTGTGAATGGGGTCTTGATGATGTTCCATTGTCCGAAATGCCAGCACGCGGCGCATGCACGTACAAGCAGATATTTAAGTGAAAATACTAAAGAGCGCTATCATCAATGCACAAATATAAATTGCAGCTGTACATTTGTGACGATGGAATCTGTAGAGCGTTTTATTGTTTCGCCTGGAGCGGTAACCCCGGCACCTCCGCACCCGACTATGGGTGGTCAGCGGCCATTGTGGCTTTGATGTGAACCCGCTTTTGCGGGTTTTATCGTAAAAGACCTACAGTCAGTTCTTCACCAGTACAGTATTGATAAAGGGCTTTAATTTCCCGTTCAATCCATATCATCTCTTCGAGGGCATAGCCTGAAAAACCATACATGACGTTGTCGATTCCAATTAGCTTTGCTGTATCTTCGTTATCTACCAACGATTCATAAAAATGCTTCAGCTCAATCACTGCGGTAAAAGCTAGGTTAACCTTTTCATAAAATGCAGAATCGAGTTTAGAAACATCGTATAAATGCTTTGTGAAGGTTGCGACTGATGGTTCGCTTAGAGGGCCACCCGAGCGCAGGACGTTGTTTTCTGTGATGGTATAACGAGTTTTACCAGCTGCCGTTTTTGTAACGCTTAAGTCAAGAGGGCACTCGTGCATAGGCCTTTCTTCGTAAGGTGCGAATTTTTCACATAGTGTTTTAATTTGTTCATTTACGTTCCAGGCTAACTGACACTCTCGTGCAAAGATCTTCTTCAATGCACTAACCTCATTTTTTCTAGTTTTGGATTTACGACGCCAATCTAACCACTCTCTTAGGATAAAAAGACAAATTGCAACAAAGGCAGATGCTGGTATGAGCGTTCCACTCGTTAAAAGGCCAAGCCAATCACATTGTACTACCGTTTCTACCGCCAT